AGGACAGATTGCTTGGAGGTTTTGGCGCGGATGCACAAGCGTTTATTCAGACTGGATTAGATAGGTTACTAGATACTGACCGTGCTACAGACGATTCTATATTAGAAGCTATCAACCAGTTAGGCCAAGAGGGCCAGCAGTTCTCAGGAAATGATATTAGGCAAAGAGCTGTCGAAATTACGTCTGATAAAACATTTGCAGAAGAGTCAGAAGAAAGAAGGCGAGAATACTTACAGGACATCAAGGAGTACAGAGAAGACATAGGTTTCGTAGATAACGTAATACAAGAACTTGCTTTTAACCCTCTAGCACGTTTAGGTGCAGGAAAAGATAAACTAAAGCAATTAGGAGGAGCCGTTGTTTATGGAGCAGCTCAAGGTCTTGGGCAGTCTGAAGAGGATAGATTAAAGAACGCTGGAACAACAGCAGGAATCACCGCTGTGTTGACTGCGGGTTTACCCCTATTTACAAAGCCTCTAAGTGTTGCGATGGAGTCTATAACTAGGTCGGCTTTATTTAGAAGAGTCGCTTCTAACATAAAAGAAATAGTTAATAATGACCCCAATATTACAGAAAAACAGCTAAGGAGCTATTTATATGGCTGGTTAGATGATGTAAAAGAGCAAGCTGGGGGTGTAAAACTTAATAAAGGTGTTGTAGATGCTCTAAGCAAAGAACTAGATGCACTGTGGGCAGGAAGAACTCCGGCAAAAAAAGAAGCAGTACAGCAGTTAGAAAAAATAAGACCAAAGAAAACAAATGTAAGCGTTTTAGAAGACGAGCTAAATTCTGTCGTAAACAATAATAAACTTGCCACAAGAACTGCCACAAAGCAAGAACTAGGTATCCCCTTAACCGCAGGAGAAATAGAGGGGGCTAAGGCGAAAATTAGATATATAACTAATTCTTTAGAAAAAGAGGCTGCTGAATTTGGCTTTACAAAGAAGGAAGTTAGAGATGCTGTGGCAAAATTAAATGAAACTGGTGATTTTTCTTTTGCTCCTCATATAAGTGGTAAAGATATTGCGCTTATTAAAAAGAAACTGTTTAGACAAAGTTTTCAAAATGAACTTAATCTTGGAGACATTATAAAACTCAGGCAAAATCTTCCTGAATTTAAAACAGCACAATCAGATGTCGCTAAACAATCTATTGATGCTATAGACAACTGGCTTGATAATTTAACGCCTGAACAGATTACAGGGCAATTTTTAAGAAAAACTATTCGTGAATATCGAGCTGTAAATAAGGCCTATGCAAGATTATCAAGAAGTAATACTGTCTTAAACGCTATTTCTGAGAGCAAAGGCGATGCTTTAGCATTAAAAAGTAGATTACAGCAATTATTAAAAGATGCAAAACTACATGGTTTTACAAAGCAAGAAATAACCGCCATTCAAGATTTAAGCAAAATGAGTCCGCTAGGCTTGTCTGTTATGAGTTTTGGAGCAGCTATCAAAGAAGGAAGCTCAAAAGTGTGGTCTTTATTGCAAGCAACATCCATTCTTACGAAAGGTGGAATGAGAATATCTCCTCTGAACATAGGAGGAGTTCTTACGGGATTAGGTTATGGCGTAGGTGGCCTAATTAAATACATAGGAAACCTTGTTACAAATGCTGGTATGACACAGAGAGCTAATATGTATGCACGTTTGATGCGCAGCGGTCAGATAGAAAACTTTAGAGCTTTTATTCCAGACACAGTGGCTACACTAGAAAATGCTTGGAGGATGTCGCGTCCAGCGGTCGTACAGGCGCAGAATGAGATGGAAGCGCAAGAGAACGTTCAGGGAATGTTAGGACTATAAATGAAAAACCGCCTAGCTAGACGAGGACTAACTTATCTAACTAGACGGCCTTCATGAAACAAGTAATTCAACAACGAAAATAAAAACAAGAAATGTTAATATTAAGGTTATTGTGTCCTAAATGGACAGTATCAATACTATAGACTATTAATCAGTTTGTCAAGATACCAACGGCATTTTTCTAAGTCTTGTTTTGTCTTACCTTTATACATACACCGCCACGCATACTTAATCATATTACCACGTAGATAACCACGGAATTCCTCACCGCTTAGTGTCGAGCTAATAGCTTCGATACACTCGACAGCTCCGGTATTGTAATGTACTGGACTGTCGACTTCTTTATCAGAATCAGGCACTACTTCTCTATACAGAGCCTCATCCTTCTCTTCTCTCTGCTTCTTAGCTACCTCTGCCCACTCTTCCGGTGTGGCATCATCTATGCTATCTTTAATGATAGTCCAGCTTGCATTCGGATGTAGGTTAGGACAGTCTCCCACCAGTTTAATCATCCACTGCTTACCTAAGTCGTTCGTAATCACAGCATCTCTGTCACCTTTAGTTAGCACTGTGTACTCTTTGCCACTCGTCAGGCAACCTGCTGCTACTTTATCTGATTTAACTTTCATCGTTCACCCCTTAGATACGCACTTGAGGCGTACTTCATTTTAAGAAAGTTTAATGATACTGGCATGAAGTCAAAACTGCCATCATTTACTTCGTTAAACATCCAAATACCTGACCATGAGCCATTGGTCTGTGGGGTCAAATAGTCCTCATCGTGTTGGTAGAAGATACCTGCAAAGATACCTGTGACAGCCTTACCATCAGCTCTCTTACCGAATGCTATATCTCTGTCCTGCACATGACCCTGCACACATGACATCATCTTCTTCTGTAGAAGCAATTTGGCGTTTGTAACAGGACGGCCCATAACGCCACTGGTAAAATAATGGCTATAAACAATACCATCAACAATGACTGGCTCAAGAAAGTCATAAACTTCCCAGCCCATAACCCGCAATAGTAGGGAATCATAGCTAACTAAGCCCTCCAGTTTAGCGTCTGACTCCACAGCTCGCTCGATTCTATGTTCGTGATTGCCCAAACAAAAGACAAAGCGTGGTCGCCATTGTTTATGCTTGTTTTTCTTCAAACGCTTCTGTTCTTTGCGTATAGGGCGCAAAAAAGCGTGCATAGCGTCTATTCCTGCCTGTATGTCGTCAGTATATCGTCTACCCTCAAAGCTCTTCTTGCCCACATCGTAGGTTGACAGGGACGGCATATCCCAGTGGTCGCCCAAATGCACAATAACGTCTGGCTTCTTCTCAGCAGCATACTTTCCGGCCCACTCCAGATGGTCTATCGGATGTCCCGGCTTAACTTGTGTGTCAGGTATTATTAGATGCTTCATAACAAGCTCCCAAAGTCTTCCATATCGTACAGATTTTTGTACTGTAATGAACGTAAAGGCTCGGTAACTGCTGTGCCTCCGTAATTAAGTGTTTGGCCTGAATCTTTGTAAATCAGCTCTGGGTGGCTCAAGAACTCCTTAGACGGTATCCAGCCTATCAGCTCCACAGAAGGGGCTTTCTTATTTATGTGGCAAAAGACGTAAATATCTGTTACTTTTCTATCTATTGAGTAAGCAGGGATATTGAAGTCATAATAATCTCTGGGGTCAGTATTACGAACAGTAGTCTTCACATCTACCCTGAAGTCATAATCACCAGACACGAGAAAGTCATACTCGTATGTGTCGTCCCAGCTATAACTGTAATCATTCTCATCCAGAAACGCCTTAAACTCCTCTTCCCCCTTCCGGCCCCATTTCAGCATATCGGGGCGTATGCTACGCTTTGACAGCTTACTCATAACAGAATCCAGTAAAACAGTAGAAAAGCAGACACAGAGATAGCAGCACTACTTAACACTCCAACTAAAGGGAATAGTATGTTCTGTGAAGTATCTAAATCCGTTCTTCTCTGCCCATTCGCCATGTGTGAATTTTGTTCCATCTCTACGTTTCCTTGCTCCCGGCATTGGGGTTTTCGGGTTGTAAAATACAAAAACAAGTTCGTCATGCTTACCTAGTCCCGCTGCAATATCCACATACTTACGAGCCTCTAGCCTGTCTCTAAAACGGCCCTTAGTCTCGATAAAGATAGTGTTCTTGCCTTCGTGGAAAATGAAGTCTGGGTAGTAAGTCTTGTACTGAACGTACTTGACGGTTTCGGAGTGACACTTACAGCCTTTGAGTTGTTTGTGATGTAAATCATACTCAAACCAACTGTCGTAGCCTTTAGGTGGCTTCTTCGTCCGTTTCTTCTTCTTGCTGGGTATCTTCATTCGGTGGACTCCAGATTTGCCCTGCTTCGCGCCTGAGCCATAAGAGCCTTGCATTCTCAATGACACGCTCCTCTGAACCATATAACTCTACGCATTTATCGTACATCTCCTGCTCAGACAACCCTTCTAACAGCTTTTTAGACTTCACTGGCCCTATACCTGTCAGGCCGATGATATTGTCCACACGGTCGCCTGTTAGAATCTGCTGATAAAAGTTAAACATACCTTCTTCGTCACTGACCGTTTGATACGTGTTAGTCACAAAGTTGTAGTGATGGCCCGGAACCTGTAGGAAGTCTTTATCTACGCTACAGATTAAACAGTTATCTCTGTTCTCTGTGGCCTTGATAGCTATAACGTCATCGGCTTCTTCGTCCTCTGACACGCTTGCCTCAAAGTTCTGGATTAGATGTTCTCTGATTGTCGGGATGAACCGGGGCTTCTGCTTTGTCCTGTTGCCTTTGTATGGCGCAGTCACAGCAAAATCATTCCTGAAGTTACCTTTTCCGGTCAGGAACATAAAGAATTCTGTGTATTCGGGGTGCTTCTCGACTATGGTTTGGAGCATCTCGTCAACGTAAGTGTTGACCATTGCTCTGACTAGCCTTTCTGAAGCGTCAGGGTCGTTCTCGGTAGCGTAGCCAAGTCTATAACATATTATGTCAGCGTCTACGAGAATCATAAAAGAGAGAGCGGAGCGTCCTTGCTCCTACGCGCTCACGGATTGCTAGACGGCTTCCCGGTCTACATCAGCTTCTCTTGAGAAGGGGACACTCTCAATGATTCTGATAGGGCCGAACAGCGTTGGGTATTTACCGTAGCTGTTTTCGTACCAGCCTAGCGTTACGCGAATCTTAGAACCGTTACCGAGAAGTTGACCTTCTTCTAGTTCTTGTCCTTCGGCAAATTCAAACTCAAAAGGGTTCTTACTCTTGAGCGTGATGTATTTGCCTTTTTCTTCGTGGTTGTTATAAGTAACACCAGCCTCATCCATCATTTCTAAGGCAGTTTCACTCATGTTCTGTACTTCAAAGGTATACTGACCTTTCTCGTTCCTCTGGTCATCACGAAACTTACCCCAAAAAAGCTCACCTAAAACGTCTTTTTCAAGTTTGGCTCGTTTAATCTTTGAGTCTCCAGTCTTGACTATGTGCATAATTATCTCCAATTAAAGGTGCGGTTCAAGAATATCTGATAAATTACTGTCTGTCAATGAGTTTCTGCCCACGTAGTGCCTATCTTGTACTCAGCATCTAACGGACAATTCATGTTGAAATACAGGCTCATCTCCCGTATTGCTTCTACTGCCAGCTCTCCAACCTGTTCGGCACAGAACTCTGGTGTCTCTATCTGCCACTCATCGTGGACATTAGCCACAAAATCAAACGGTATCCCGGCATCTGTTAGCTTACGGTCTAGCTCAACCAGTGCCTGTTTCATGGCTATGGCCCCTGCTGACTGTAACAGCGTGTTCAGAGCTGCGTGTTCTGACCTGACCAGCAACCGTCTACCGTCTAAGCCTCT